GGATACTGATCAGCAGGTTAAATATACACGAAACGAAGAGAATATTCATGCTCTCGTTGGTATGAAAATTATTAATACGATTCGTAAAGAAAGCCCTGAATTATTTGACGAAGAACTAGAAGAAAGAATTAGAGGCGAGGCAGTAGACGCCTTTACGGCCGAAAGCAAAATAGTTGATTGGATGATTAATGGAATTGACGAGCCTGGTTTGAATGCTACGATTCTCAAAGAATTTATTAAAAATCGTATCAACTCGTCCCTAGAGCAAATTGGTTTTAAACACGTATTTGAAGTGGATGAAGGCCTTTTAGAATCTACAATGTGGTTTGAAGAGGAGCTCCTCGGAAATAATATGACTGATTTTTTCCACTCCCGGCCTGTTGAGTATTCAAAGAAAAGCCAGTCTTTTGACGAAGACGACCTTTTTTAATTTTTTTATTATTATCATATTATGAATGACATTTATTGGTTAAACAAAGACAGTCGGCAGTTTCTAGAAAGAGGCTATTTACTTCCTGGTGAAACACCAGAGCAGCGCATTATTGACATCGCTAATAAGGCCCAAGAATACCTTGGAAATGATAGTTGGGCAGAAAAGTTTATTAGCTATATGCACAAAGGATTCTATTCTTTATCATCTCCCATATGGTCAAACTTCGGACGAGACAGAGGATTACCCATATCTTGTTTTGGATCATACATTCCAGATGATATGGAAAAAATCCTTGGTAAGATTGCTGAGGTTGGAACTATGTCTAAGGTTGGTGGAGGAACCTCTGCGTATTTTGGTGATGTGCGTTGTAGAGGTGCTGAAATTTCAACTGGAGGCAGCGCAACTGGAGTTCATCATCAGTTAACAGTATTTGATTCTTTAACAAACTATATTTCGCAAAGCAATGTACGAAGAGGATCATTTGCGGCTTATTTGCCAATCGACCATGGCGATATTGAAGAGTTTTTGGGAATTAGAGGTGAAGGAAATTCTATTCAAGATCTTTCCATTGGTGTTACTATTAGTGACGAATGGATGAAAGAAATGATTGCAGGCGACAAAAAGAAAAGATCTATCTGGGGCAAGGTTATTAAGAAGCGCTATGAGTCTGGTTATCCTTACATATTCTTTTCTGATAACGCTAATAACGCTGCACCTCAAGTTTACAAAGATAAAGGCAAACGTATCCACGCTTCAAATTTGTGCACTGAAATCTTTTTATCCGCGGAAGAAGATGAATCGTTTGTGTGCGATCTATCTTCGCTAAACCTTGCTAAGTGGTCAGAAATTGTTGAGACTGATGCTGTTGAAACATTAACACAATTTCTTGATGCAGTTATGACTGAGTTTATTAATAAGACTCGTGGAGTTAAAAATTTAGAATCACCACACAAGTTTGCTATGACACAAAGAGCTCTTGGTATAGGTGTACTAGGTTGGCATTCATATTTGCAGCAAGAAAATATTGCTTTTGAATCAATGGAAGCTAAATTGCAAAACTCTCTTATTTTTAAGACTATTCAAGAAAGGACAATTGCAGCTTCTAAAGAAATGGCTATTGAATATGGTGTACCATCTCTTATGGAAGGCTATGGTTTACGAAATAGTTGTTTAGTAGCTATTGCTCCTACTACGAGCAGCTCGTTCATTCTAGGTCAAATTAGTCCTTCAATTGAACCTCTTAATAGTAACTACTTCACTAAAGATCTTGCTAAAGGTAAGTTTACTTATAAAAACCCAGAGCTTACTAAAGTTCTAATTAGCTACGACAAAAACGATAATGCTACTTGGAGAAGCATATTACAAAAAGGCGGTTCAGTTCAACATCTGAAATTCCTTTCTGAACATGAAAAAGAAGTATTTAAAAACTTTGGTGAAATCTCTCAGAAAGAAATTCTTATTCAAGCAGCACAACGACAAAAATACATTGATCAAGGGCAATCTATTAACATGATGGTTCCACCTTCAACAAAACCTAAAGAAGTTAATGAACTACTTGTGTGGGCATGGGAGAATGGTATTAAATCGTTGTATTATCAGCGTAGTGCAAACCCCGCCCAAGAGCTTGCACGCTCATTAAACGAATGCACTACGTGTGAATCATGACAAAAGAACAAATTACTTGCCAAAGTTGCTCTGCAGAATATTACATTATGTGGAATGATGATTTAGAAGACGATTATGGAAATTTAGTAGATCCTGAATATTGTCCTTTTTGTGGGTCAAGTCATATTTGTGTTGAAGAAGAACATTTATTTGAAGAAGACTAATGTATACATATAAAATTAAAGAAATCACAAAGGTAGTCGATGGAGATACTCTTGACGCTATTATTGACTTAGGTTTTGGTATAACCAAAAAAGAACGTGTTCGTATTGCTGCAATTGACGCACCTGAGTCTCGAACCCGCGATCTTTATGAAAAGAAGCTGGGTTTAGAAGCAAAACATTGGCTTAAAAAGCACGTTGAATATTGCGATAATGTTGTTATCAAAACTGAAAAGGAAGGAAAATACGGTAGGATTTTAGGTTGGTTATACACCGATGAATTTAGCATTTCTTTAAACGAAGTAATGGTAGAAAAAGGTTATGCATGGATATATGACGGCGGAAAAAAAGAAAAAACCTTTGATGAATTAAAGGAAAAAAGAATTGCAGATGGTTCGTGGATTAAATAGACGTTTTGTATAAATAGAATTGAATATGTGTGTAGTAGCGGTAAAATATATGAATGGTTACGGCTGGATCGGTGCAAAAAACCGGGATCGTAATTATAAAACAGACGTCGTCATAACACAATCTAATCGTCACGGTTTACAGCGCTTATACATTGATGACAAATTAAGTAGATGGAGTGAAGGCGTTAATGAGCACGGACTAGCAATTATATCTGCATCGTTTTCTGTTAAAAGCGATGAAAAAGAAGGTGATAAAATCATTTTAAAAAGAAAAAATAAAAGGGACAATATTGGTTATTATTCTCCTGACGGAAGAGCAATCAGAAAGGCTCTTTTGGCAAAAACACCTAAGGAAGCTTTAGAGATACTTGTTGAACTTAAATTGGCTGGTGCTACATATGTCTTTAATGAAAATGATTGCTATATTCTTGAAGGAGGATTTACTGTAAGAAAAGACGACGCTACTTCAGAAAATCCAAGAGAGTACAAATACGTTATTAACAAAATTTCAAAGGAAGAAGCATGTTCGTGTAGAACAAACCACGGCATTATAATGAAAGAACTTGGGTACCATAAAAACCCAACTGATGAGCGTTTAGTTAAAGCTCGTGAAAGTAGCGAAAAACGTTTAGAATACGCAAGAAAGTTTGCCGGTGCTGACCTTGAAGAGCCAGGAGAACTCATCGATCAAATTGCAAAATGTCCTGATAAAGACGTTTTCATGAATCCAATGAGAACGGGCAATATTAAAAAAGGTGAGATGGTGACAACTGGACAATTGTTAATTGTGCCAAAAGAAAGAACTCTTCACTATCGACCAATATACTCTTCAGTTTCATTTGACTATAACCGTTTAAGTAGTCCTGAATCAAAAACCTTTTTTGAAATTATTTCTTCACGTAAGCTCTTATCCTTTAAAGAGTTCGCCCATAAATAATTTTATGTGGATTTATAACGGAGAGGAATTTACCTCTGGTATGATTCAATCATACCACGGATTTGTGTATGAAGTAACCGATACTCATAATGGGATGAAGTATATTGGTAAGAAAAAGTTTTGGTCTAAAGTCACCCGGCCGCCTCTTAAAGGACGTAAAAACAAAAGGAGATCGATAAAGGAGTCCGATTGGCAAACATATTATGGCTCAAACGAAGAAGTAAAAACACTGGTAGAGGAGTTTGGACCTAGTAGATTTAAAAGAACTATATTAAAATTGTGTGTTTCTCCAGGCCAAATGACTTACTTTGAAATGAAAGAGCAGATTGATAGAGAGGTGCTTTTTAAGCCAGAAGAGTACTATAATGCCTTTATTGGCGGCAAAATCCATAGAAAACACGTTTTTAAGGAAAAATAGTATTTACAATGGTTAGTTTTTATGGTAGAATATATCCATAACAAACAGAAAACTATGATTATTGTTGACTACTCAGGAATTGCAATTGCGGCTATTTTTTCTCAAGATAGGCCGGAAGAAATTGAAGAAAGCCTTATTAGGCACATGATTCTAAATCGAATTAGAATGTATAATACTAAATTCCGTGATCAATACGGAGAAATGGTAATTGCGTGTGATAGTTCTTCCTGGCGGAAGGAAGTATATCCTCAATACAAAGCAAAACGTAAAACTCACCGCGACGAATCACCTCTTGATTGGGGCCATTTTTTCAAACTGATTAATACTGTACGTGATGAAATTGCAGAAGAAACGCATTATCCTGTAGTTCATGCCGATCGTGCTGAAGCAGACGATGTTATCGCACGTCTAGTAGAGTCTACACAAGAATTCGGTAAGAATGAACCTGTAATGATTATTTCATCAGATAAAGATTTCTTCCAATTACACCGTTATTCTAACGTCAAACAATTTAGCCCAATGAAACGTGATTTAGTCACAGTAGATGATCCTGCTTTTTATAAGTTCGAACACATCTGTCGCGGTGATTCAGGTGATGGTGTTCCAAATATTCTTAGTTGTGATGAGTCATTTACCGAAGGCATTCGCCAAAAGCCAATGCGTGCTAAAAAAATTCAAGAATGGTATGAATCCCGCGATTCTTTAGATAAAGTTATGGGTCATGAAGAATATCGAAACTTCTGTCGCAATAAAAAAGTAATCGACTTAGATTGTATTCCTAAGGATATTAACGAATCGATTAGTGATAAATACAATTCGCAATCAAATAAAGAAAACTATAAAGGAAAGGTTCTTCCTTACTTAATTGAAAAACGTTGCAGTATGTTAGTCAGTTCGGTAGAAGACTTTTTCCCTCCAAAATACGAATCAAGTTACATTTAAAATTATGCAAAAATATATATATGAAGTGTTCGAAGAAGTATGCAAACTAGAAAATCGAGATGATAGAATAGCATGCTTAAAGAAAAACGAATTCAAACAATTAAAAACTGTTCTTCAACTCTGTTATAACGACAACATTGAATTAGACTTACCAGCAGGTCGACCGCCTTTTGAAGAATGCCCGGAAGGCAAGGAACCATCTTCTTTTAATAACGCATTTAGTTCAATAAACATATGTGTCGTTAACAATAATGCTTTAAGAATAAAGAAGGAAAAAATATTTATTAGCATTTTGGAACAGTTGTGTAAAAATGATGCACTTATTCTTTGCGCAGCTAAAGATGGCACAATCACAACACTTGAAAACAAAAAATATTCGAAAATCACAAAAAGCTTAGTAAAAGCAGCATTTCCTAATATTTTATAGTGTACAATATGCTCACATTGTGATAGAATACTTCTGTAATGAATGTATTTGTTTTAGATAATGACCCTACTACCGCAGCTCAACAACACTGCGACAAACACGTCGTAAAAATGATTATTGAGTCTGCTCAAATGCTATCAACTGCTCACCGCATGTGTGATGGGAAACCAGAACGTAGACCATCAAGTTCAGGTAAAACTATGCAACAGTATTATGTTTTACCTGACGAACGCGAAAATATTCTTTACAAAGCAGTTCACAAATATCACCCATGCACAGTATGGACAATGGAAACCATTCAAAACTATCGATGGCATTGGCAGTTATTTAATGCTCTTTGTGACGAGTATAAGTATAGGTATGGCAGAATTCATAAGACCGACGAATTACTCCGCGATGAACTTTACTGGGGCCCGGCAAACATTACTGATTCTAAAAAAACAAAATTTCCATTAGCTATGAAATCAAACCCTGAATGTATGTTCGATGATCCTGTCAAATCATATCGGGCATTTTATAAAACAAAACAAGACAGATTTAAAATGGCGTGGACAAACCGCGAAACACCAAACTGGTTTAAATAATTATGACATACGAATACATTTGCGATAAATGCAAAAACAGATGGGACGAAGTTCATCCTATGAAAGATCGCAACCTCCCTGTAGGAAAACAATCCCCATGTTGCGAAGATGGTGTTGTTAAAATGTCCATCACCGCTCCAGGTCTAAACTTTGACGGAGCGATTTCACCAATACGGAGAGCAGGGACTGGATGGAATGACGTTCTAAAAGGAATTAAAAAAGCATCAGGAAAAGATAACACAATCGATCACTATTAAAATGAAAATTACAACAGAACAAACATCACCTGTAGAGGTGACTTTAAACGAAGAAGATCAAAGAAACATTGCTGCATCATACTTAGAAAAAGTTTTCAATTGGAATCGAGAGTATTATATCAAAAATGGTGAAGTTAAAGTAAATGTTGTGCGATATAGTAGCCATTCGTGGAATAGTGTAGAAACTGTTAGAAAAGCAACAGACAGGGATACTTTTGCAGAAAAAGTATTTCAGAATATTTACAAATCTTAATTGTGCCTAGAAGAAGTACAAAAAAGAACGACAATGTTATTGTTCCTGACCTCGACGAACTTGCTGTATATTCTAGTAATATGCAGCACATTAAACCAATTACAGATTCCCAAATAAAAGCTTATGATTGTTGGGGAAAAGGTAATAATTTAATTTTGTCGGGTGCTGCAGGATCAGGTAAAACCTTTATAGCTTTGTATTTAGCTTTACAGGAGCTTATAAAAAACCGCAAAAAAAGATTAGTTATTATAAGATCGGTAGTTCCTACTCGTGATATTGGTTTTTTGCCTGGGACACAAGAAGAAAAAGAAGCAGCTTATTTGACTCCATACATTGGTGTTGTAAGCGAAATATTTAATAACAACCCATCTTTGTTCACGTCGTTTATTAAAAATGGAACGATTGAATTTCTAACAACGTCGTTTATTAGAGGTATTACACTGAAGGACGCAATTATTGTAGTTGACGAATTTCAAAACTGTAATTTTCATGAGCTTGATTCTATTATTACAAGAGTTGGTAAAGGATCACGTATTATTTTTTCAGGTGATTATTTCCAATCTGATTTTACAAATAAACGCGATAAGCGAGGAATTGGTGAATTTATTAAAATATTAGAAAAACTAAAACATTTTAGAAAAATTGAATTTACTTGGGAGGATTGCGTACGATCTGGAATGGTGCGTGAATACCTTATGACTAAAGAAAAAATGATTACCGACAAAGTAATTGACCCCATTTTATAATGAATAAAATATTTGAACATGCTGGTGTTCAGCTGAAATACAACGATCTTCATGCTGATACAAAAAAATCTGGTAGAACGTATACAACACCAAAAGGAGTAAAGTATCCTTCTATTACAACTGTATTAGGATATAGAGATAGGTGGAAATGGGCTGAATGGCGAAAGTCAATTGGTGCAGAAGAAGCGAATAGAATTACACGCCACGCAACTACACGTGGAACTGCAGTGCATAATATCGCTGAAAAATACATTAATAACGAAAATCCGTATATTACTGAAGATAGCGAAAAAATGCCTCACGTTCAACATGGCTGGAAAGTTCTTAAAAGTATTATTGATGAAAGCCTCGGCAAAATTTACATGCAAGAGTGCACTCTTTATTCAGACGATTTAAAGGTAGCAGGGCGTGTTGATTGTATTGCTGAATTTAATGGTGTTCCTTCAATCATTGATTTTAAAACATCGAACAGAGTAAAATCAGCCGATGATATTAGTTCTTATTTTATGCAAGAATGCGCATATGCAATTATGTTGAAAGAACAAACTGGCATTGATGTCGATCAGCTTATTACTATTATGGTTGTTGACAATAATCCAAACGCAATTATTTTCAAACAAAAAAGAAAAGATTGGGAGGATAAGTTAAGAAACGAAATTAAGTATTATTATGATAATCGTAACTGATTGTGACGGAGTTCTGCTTTCATGGGTACATTCGTTTGAATGGTGGATGAAAAGAAAAGGGTATAAGCCCTGTGCTGTTTCATACGACGTATCAGAACAATATGGTATTAGTAAAAAGCATGCTGCAGATCTCGTAGAAGTGTTCTGCGAATCAGCCGCTATTGGATACTTACCTCCTCTAAAAGATGCGATTAAATATGTGCGGAAGCTTCATGAGGAGCAAGGTGCAGTTTTCCATTGTATCACTTCGATTGGTGTTGACCCTTATGCAGTAAAACTCCGCGAACAAAATCTTAATAGAGTGTTTGGAGAAACTGTTTTTGAAAGAATCCATTGTCTACCTTGTGGTGCAGACAAAACTGAAGCACTTAAAAGGTACAAAGGATCTGATTTTGTATGGGTCGAAGATAAATTAGAAAACGCAAACCTAGGAGCTGAAATGGGTTTAAGGTCGTTTTTAATAAACCACACATACAATCAAATAGGTGTTGTGCATGATGATGTTACTAGAGTTAATAATTGGAAAGAAATATACGAGCATATTGCGTAATGAAAAAGGTAGCATTTTTAAACTTATCATATAACTCCTTTAATAAAAACGACATCTGGAAAGCTTTCTTTGACCAGGGTGATCAAAACTCTTTTAATTTGTATATACACCCTAAAGATGACTCTCAGTGTGTATTTTCTGATTACTTTATTGATAATCGTGTAGAAACAGCTTGGGGCCATTTCTCTTTAGTTGAAGCTACTATCGAGTTGATGAAATCAGCGCTTAAAGATAAAGACAATGAATACTTTGCAATTATTAGTGATTCTCATTTCCCTTTATATTCTCTAGACAAAGTAACAAAGCTAATCGAAAAAAATTATAACAAGATGACGTTTAGCACACATGGAGCGATATCAACAAAAAGAAAGAGTCAAAAGGTTTTAAAACATGGTGTTCAGGGAAATCATAATTTTAACTTGTATAACGCAGTGTGTCAATTTTTTGTATGTAGAAGAAAAGATGCGATTCGTTTTATTGAAACCTTTGAGCACTATTCAAAGTTTTTTGTTAAGAATAAAGTTATCTTGGCTGACGAATTTTATTTCTGGGCCGTTGCAAGAGAGCTAAAGATGGATTTTGATATTGGTCAAGCATCTACATATTCTGACTGGCATCAATATCCAATTGAGGGAACAAATAAAATTGCCAGACAACCTCGCGAAGAATTCAGTTTAAATTCTTTAGTGTTGAAAGCACTTAGACAGCAGGGGTTTATATTTACGCGGAAAGTTATGCCAACTACTAAAATATCTGCAAACATTTTTAATTAAAAAAGTATTTACAATTGGCAAAAAATAATATAGAATAATAGCATGACAGTTGAGGAATATAAGAAATCAGTACTTATTAGGGGAGAAATTTTGGAATTAGTCCATAACCATATTCATCCAGGTAAAGATGACTCAGGAACAATTGAAAATCTTGATAATCTTATTAACGATTTAGTGCGTTTAAAAACTAATATCGTAGCTGAAGAAAACGAAAAAGATCAAGACAAATTCAATTTTTAAAATTATGAAAAAAACAGAATTAGTGCGTTATCGTGTTTTCGATAAAGATGGTAGATATCACCAATCATATCTCTATAAAGAAGATGCAAAATTTTGCGCAAAGCGAATTGGTGGTATAATCAAAGAAGTAGAGGAAAACAAATGATTTGTGGATGTGGTAGTCCTATTGAAAAGGTCAGGCTTGAGCTCAATTTGAAGCTCTGTAAGTCCTGCGCCTTTTCTCTTCCTGATCACGATCAACCGAAGATAAAAGGGCGTATGGTTTATAGCCATAAAACTGGCGGAGAAATTGAAATTATGTCGAATGAATCATGGGACGAAAATAAAAAATATTTTATTCCTAATGGTCCTCGAAGTTCAGTGAAAAATTTTATAAGAGGATAGTGGATCCAAATATCATAAAAATAGAAGAAGATAAGATTGGCTTTATGTTTGTATGTAAAGCTGGAAACTCTTCTGTTAAAGAAGCATTAAAAATGCACTTCTGCAAAGATAGAATATTCAGAAATATACATAAACCAAAATCTTTAGCTCCTTACGTTAAATATTGTAAAAGAAATTCGTTTACTGATGATTATCTTGTCTTTGGCACATGTCGTCATCC